GAGGAATTCGAGAAGCAAGGCTGGACCCTCGTCGGGTATGTCCGCCGGCTTGGGTATGTCGGCGTCCACACCTCGAACGTGCTCGTACGTCGGCCCACCTCGAAGCTGCCCTTGCCAGACCCCCCCCTGGAGGCTCCCCGATGAGCGTCACCCCGATCGACATCCGGATGGACGTCGCCTTCCTCCGGAACCTGAAGACCCGCAAGCTCATCGCCGCGCTCGGGAGCGACGGGGTTGTGAGCCTGATTCGGTTGTGGTGCTACACCCGGGAAAGACACCCCCAGGGGGTCCTCGAAGGGGTCGGGCTGGACGACCTCGAATTGATCGCTGGCTGGACCGGAGAGCGGGGCGCGTTCACCTCGTACACGACGACCAAACGGTGGGTGGACGTCAGCCCCGAGGGCGTCTTATCGGTTCACGACTGGCCGGACCACCAGCCGTGGGCTTTCGGGTCGGAAAGGCGGTCAAATGCGGCCAAAATTGGCGCTACGTCCAAGTGGCAAAGGGTTAAAAAGAAAGGAGATTCTGCGAGGCGCATACGAGGCGCATCCGAACCGCATACAAAGCGCATTGCGGTAGAGTTATCCCCAGGGGGTGAAAACGGGAAAACGGGGGTGGACGGAGGCAACGGAGAGGCCCCCGCAACCCCGCAAAAACACGAAGGTTTATGCGAGGCGCATACAAACCGCAATGCCCCGTCTCCGTCTCCGTCTCCGTCTCCAAATAAAGATCTACCCCCGACGGCAGGCGCCACGGCCGGGGGCTTTGAGGCCCCCGCCGAGGCCCCCAAGGCGACGCGACTCAAGGACGCCTGCTCCTTCATCGGGGGATGCCAAAACCGAGGTACGGTCAAGCACAGCAACGGCCAGTGGTACTGTCGCAACCACGACCCCGATCTACCCCCACCACCCCCGGGCAACGGCGCGGGGAAGGGGGAAAATAGAACACCCCTCCCGCCGAGCATTCGAGCCTTAAATCTGACGCCCGAAAAAAGCGCATCGGTCGCTCCGATCTTCCTGCGTCACCTTTCCCACCCGATTCACTGCGACGACCTGGCGACGGAGCTACTCGGCGCCGGACTCGATTCGAACGAGGTTTTCAGGACCGCCCAGGCGTTCTTCGGTTCGCCCGGGAAGCGTTGAACCAGCACCAGCCGAAAGGAGAAAGCGCATGGCAAAGATCAAGATGTTCGTTCGGGACGTGTCGTACAGGATCCGGGAAGGCAAGGACGGGCCACAGCAGTACGCCCGCATCGTCTGCCACGCGGAGGTGCCGGACAAGGGAACCAAGGCCGCGATCGACACCCTGACCGACGACCAGAAGGGGGCGTTCATCGCGGGCATGGACGTCGAGCAGCCACAGCTGCCCCTCAAGGCGGGGATGAAGGGGTGACACGCTTCTCCCATCTCCCGTGGGCGAGGGAGCCACGCAAGGGCGGCGGCTTCAAGAACCGGGAAACGTCGGAGGTGATGGAGCCGATCCGGGAGATGTGCCGGCGGCTCCACCTCCGATGCGAACGGAACGCGACGGGGCAGGCGAAGGCAATCGGAGGAGATCGGTGGCTGCGCCTCCACACCGCGGGGACGTGGGACCTCACGGTCTACCTCCCAGACGCGGGCTGCGTCGTGATGGTCGAGTGCAAGATGCCAGGGGAGGGCCTCGAGCCGGACCAGGCGGAGTGGGGCAGGATCTACCGGGCCTGCGGCCTCGAGATGATCGTGGCGACCAGCGTGTATGAATTCCTGCGGGACCTTGAGGCCATCCGAGAGAGGAGGAACCAGTGCCGGACCGTAAGCCGTACATCGTGATTCGGGAAGTCGGGCTTGAGAACTTCGAGAAGGTCGTGAGCGCGCACATGGGGGCGGGCTACCTGCCGATCGGCGGGGTGTCGGTCGTTCCCGGGAAGCCAGCCGGCATTATCCCCGGGGCTGGCCCGTCGATCGTGCTCGTGTACGTCCAGGCGATGATCGTGTTCGAGGCGCCCCGTGCTCCGGGATCTTGAACCTTGCTGGCGTTGCAAGGGGGCAGGGGTGATCGAGGTGATCGACTTCTCCCGCCCCGAGTGCCTGTTCGGGGAAGAGTGGCCGATGAAGGACGCGAAGTGCCATGGGTGCAACGGGACCGGGAAGGTCCCCAAATCGAAAGGAGACAGCTATGCCGAAAGAGAAGCAGGACATCTACCCGCCGTCGATCGTTGACCCGTTGCTGCCTGGGGGGATCCCGCCGCCCGAGGCCGTGGCCACGGACGCGTACCTGGGGGAGCTCGCAAAGGAGAACCTGTCCGCACCGGAGGACGCAGGGGAGGAACCGCCCGGTGTTCCCCCCGACAACGCGCCGCCGGCGCAGGACGCGCCAACGTCGCCCCCGCAGGCCCCGCCTCCAGGCGCAGCCGACGCTCCGATCGACGTGCTCCGGGGCATTGCCATCGGCACGATCGACCCGGGAACCACGCAGCCGGTCCGCGGCGCCGCCGTGGAGTATTGTCCGCGGATAAACGTCTGGCGTCCGGCTTTCGCGCAGAACGTTGCGGGGATCAGCAAGGCGGGGATCGTCCTGCTGGACCTCGTGGCGGATACCGCGGGGGGCGGCATCGTCGATGTGTTCGGCGCGCCCCTCGGCTCGGGCGTGGGGAACTGGCGCTTTCCCCTGGGCTGATGTATGCCTCACCCGGCGCAGCCGTAGCAGCGATGGTTCGGTGGAGGGAGCGGTGCCGCGCAGCGAAGGCGTCCCCGTTTCCCGACCACCTCCCCAAGGGCGCCTCCACGGCCAACAAGTGGAGCTACATCCACGTCAGCCCGACGCGAGGATCGGTGCGGCCCGAGCCAGAGGACGACCGGGATCCCGAAACGGTGATGATCCTGTTCGAGCGCCTGGACCGATACCGATACCTCACCCGCCTCTTCATCGAGCACCGGCCCCTCGAGGCGTTACCGGGTCGTGAGCGCGGCAGGGCGTGGCGTACGGTCGCCCGGTTTGCCCGGGAACTGTGCTGGCGCGGGTTGCTCGATAGCCCCCCTGAAACGTGCAATCGAAATCTTCACGGCGAATTTCCCGGATGTCGGCACGGCTGTAGGACGGAATAAAGATTTCCCTTGACAAGAAAGAAGCCCCGGGCTTATTTTTATCGCCAGAATGCACGGGTTGTCGAAGGGCCTCGGGGTTTCCCCCGGGGCCTTTCGCATTTCAGGGGGCGGAATGCAGATCAAAGTGGTCCCGATCGACTTGGTCATCCCGTACCCGAACAACCCGCGCAAGAACGAGGAGGCTGTTGCTGCGGTCGCCGGGTCGATCAAGGAGTACGGCTGGCAGCAGCCGATCGTGGTCGACAAGGAGATGGTCGTCGTCGTGGGCGACACGCGGCTCAAGGCCGCCCGCAAGCTCGGCCTGACCGACGTTCCGGTCCACGTGGCCGAGAGCCTGACGCCGTCGCAGTGCAAGGCGTACAGGCTCATGGACAATCGGTCAGGCGAAAACGCGGAGTGGGATCTCGACCGCTTGCTCCTCGAGATCAGGGACCTTCAGACGGCGCAATTCTCGCTGGACCTCACCGGGTTCGGCGACAAGGAACTCGGGCGGCTCTTCGCAGCCGAGAGCGGGAGCGAAGGCGCAGGCCCGGCCGATGACGCCCCGCCCCTTCCTTCCGCGGCGGTTACGCAGTCGGGGGACCTGTACATCCTGGGCGCGCACCGGCTGCTGTGCGGGGACGCAACGAGCCTGCGGGACGTGGCTCGCCTGATGGACGGGCAGCGGGCCGACCTGGTGTTCACGGATCCGCCGTACAACGTCGACTACACCGGCAAGACGGCCGACGCCCTGAAGATCGCCAACGACGTGATGAGCGCCCGGGACTTCCGCGCATTCCTCCTGGCGTCGTTCCAGGTGCTGATCGCCAACGCCAAGACCGGCGCACCGATCTACATCTGCCACGCGGACATCGAGGGGTTCAACTTCCGCGGGGCGATGACCGAGGCCGGCTGGCTTCTGAAGCAGTGCCTCGTCTGGATCAAGGACTCGTTCGTCATGGGGCGGCAGGATTACCACTGGCGCCACGAGCCGATCCTCTACGGCTGGAAGCCCGGAGCGGCGCACCGATGGTGGGCGGACCGTACGCAGGACACCGTGTGGGAAGTGCCTCGGCCGAAGCGGTCCGAGGAGCACCCGACGATGAAGCCCGTCGCGCTCGTAGCTCGAGCGCTCCACAACAGCAGCCGGAAGGGCGACGTGGTGCTCGATACGTTCGGCGGGTCCGGCACCACGCTGATCGCCTGCGAGTCCGAGGGGCGCGTCTGCCGGATGGCCGAGATCGACCCCAGGTATTGCGACGTGATCGTTGCCCGGTGGGAGACGTTCACCGAGAAGAAGGCAGAGAGGATCAATGCCGACAGCGCCCGAAACGACAGCGGAGAACAAGCAGCTGTTTCTTGAGGAGCTCCGCGAGAAGTACGGGAACATCACCGCGGCCGCCAAGGTGGTCGGGATCTCGCGGGAGACCTTTTACGCCTGGGAGAAATCCGACGCGGCGTTTGCCAAGGCGTACGCCGCGACGCTCGAGGACGTGAAAGACAACCTCGAGTCTCAACTGATCCTCATCGGCACCGGCGCCAAGAAGGGGAACGCGATCGCTCTGATCGCCGTGCTGAACGCCCGGGCGAAGGATCGCGGGTACTCCCGGCACGAGATCTCCGGGCCGAACTCTGGCCCGATCCGATTCGAGGTGGTCGACTTTGCCCCTGGAACGAAGCGTCCGGATCCCGGCCCGGTTCGTCCCTCGTAGTTACCAGCAGGAGGTGTTCGCCGCCCACAAGGCGGGGTTCAAATACCTCCTCGCCCTCTGGCATCGGCGCGCGGGGAAGGACAAGACGTTCCTGGCGATGATGATCCAGGAGATGGCGAAGGTCCCGGCGGTCTATTACTACGCATATCCGACGCTGGCGCAGGCCCGCAAGGTCCTGTGGGACAGCATCGACGACCAGGGAAACCGGTTCCTCTCGGAGTTTCCCCCCGAGATGATCAAAGGGAAGCCCTCCGAGTCGGAGATGCAGATCGTCACGCACTGCGACGGCGGGAAGGAGTCGATCTTCCAACTGGTCGGGACGGACGGCAAGAACATCGACCGGTTGATGAGCGCGAACCCCCGCATCGTCGTGTTTTCGGAGTATGCCATCCAGGACCCCCGGGCGTTCGACTACGTCAGCCCGATCCTGCGGCAGAACAAGGGCCATGCGTGGTTCCCGTATACGCCTCGCGGGGCGAACCACGGCAGCGACCTGTACCACAACGCGATCGCGGATCCCGAGAATTGGTGGGTCAGCAAGCTCGACGTCACGATGACGCGGCGGGATGCCCCGGGCGAGGACGGGTCTCTGGTGATCACGCCGGAGGACATCGCGTTCGAGCGCCGGCGCGGGATGAGCGAGGAGAAGATCGCCACGGAGTATTTCGTGGACCTCGACGCCCCGGTGCCTGGCAGCTACTTCGGGGACGCGTTCCGTCAGGCGACGGCCGACAAGCGGATCGGCCTGTTCCCCTGGGACCGCGACCTGCCGGTTTACACCTCGTGGGACCTTGGGGTCGACGACGAGACGGCCGTCTGGTGGTTCCAGTTCAACCACGGGATGTGGCGCTGGATCGATTACTACGCCAACACCGACAAGGGCGCGGAGCACTATTTCCAGATCGTCAAGAACGCGCCGGCGGCCTCAAACGCGAAGTACGTCTACCAGCAGCACTTCGGCCCCCACGACCTGCAGGTCCGGGACTGGAGCGTGGGGACGGAGGCCAAAACCCGCGCCCAGGTGATGGCCGACCTGAACGGCGGGAAGCCGTTCTTCACGATCGTCCCGACGAGGGCCGGCGCCCTGAAGGGGCTGGACGCCGACGACATCCAGGCGGTCCGGTCCGCGATCGGCAAGAGCCTGTTCAACGAGGGGCCGGTCAAGAACGGGCTGAATGCCCTGAAGAGCTACCAGCGGGAGTACGACGACGCCAAGCGGACGTTCGTCAACCGGCCGTTACACAACTGGGCGGAACACGCAACCTCGGCGTTCCGAATGGGAGTCAAGGGGATCCGGGACTTCCGCGGCGTGAACGTGCAGACCCGGGCCGAGACCGACTTCAATCCGATCACAGACGTCCACGCGTCTGCGGAATACCAGACCGTGGCGGAAACGTAGGAGGCAGAGCGATGGGCTGGAATCCCTTTAAGGACTCCTGGGGCGGCGTGGGCAAGGCGCTCAAGAGCACGTTCGGCAGCAGCGGCAACAAATTCAGCCTCGGGAATATCATCTCCGGCGGGGGGTACAACCTCATCGGTTCGAACTTCAAGCATGGCGGCTCCGTCATTCCCGAGCAGATGTTCGGTCCGCGGTTCGGTTTCAAGACCCAGGGACTCAAGGGGGAGGAGCAGGCCGCCGCGAATCGGGCGCAGGCCGGAGCCGATGCGGCCGTTCGCCAGACGGAATACGAGGAGCAGGCCGCCGCGGGGGCGGAACGTACCAAGGCGAAGCGGCGCCGTGGGTTCCAGTCGACGATCCTCACGGGCGGGCCGACGGAGCTCGGCTCCTCCGGTTCCTCCGGCAAAACGCTCCTCGGAGATTGAAATGGGGCGCGCAGGCTCGACCGAAATCCTGAAGCTGAAGGACCGATACGCCCGCCTCGAGAGCGACCGCTGGCCGTACCTCCTGCTCTGGATGGAACTGGCCGACTACATCATCCCGCGGAAGGCGAACATCTCCGATCGGTACGCCGCCGGCCAGAAGATGACCGACAAGCTCCGGGATCCGACGGCGGTCCACGCGAACGAGCTACTCGCGGCGTCGATGGCCGGGACGCTCTCCAACAAGTCAACCCGATGGTTCGCTCTGAAGTGCCGGCGCGAGGAATTGAACGAGATCAAGGCGGTCGCCGACTGGCTCGACGACTCGACCGAGCGGATGTATTACGCGCTGGCGCAGAGCAACTTCTATTCCGAGATCCACGAGGTGTACCTGGACCTCGGAGCGTTCGGCACCGGGGCGATTCTGATCGACACCGATCGGAAGACCGGCAACCTTCAGTTCGGCGCGCAGTTCGCGGGGGAATTCTGCGTGGCGGAGGACGGCTACCGGCGCGTCGACACGGTGTTCCGCAAGCCCAAGATGACCGCCCGCCAGATCGTGCAGCGGTGGCCCGGGCGAGCAAGCTCGAACGTCGCGCGCGGCGCCGCCTCTTCCGAGAAGGACCAGCGGTTCGACGTCATGCACTGCATCTACCCGCGGGAAGGTGGCAGGACCGGTCGCGGGGTGCTGGCCGAGGACATGACGTACGCATCCCTGTATTTCGAGTGGGACAGCGGCCAGATCCTCGAGGAGTCCGGCTACCAGGAGTGGCCGATCCCGGTTCCCAGGTGGACGAAATCCACCGGCGAGACGTACGGCCGTGGCCCGGGGCATACCGCGCTTCCGCTGGCCAAGACGCTCAACGCGACGACCGAGCAGAAGCTCATGGCCGGGATCCTCCAGATCCGCCCGCCGTTGCTTTCCACGCAGAACGGCGTGATCGGGAAGGTATCGCTTCGCCCGGCGGCGATCAATACCATCGCTCCGGCCATCCCCGGACAAATGAATCCTCCGCTGCAACCCCTGCTGACGGGCGCCAACATTCGGCCGGCCGAACTGCTCGAGGCCCCGATGCAGCAGCAAATCCACCAGATCTATTTCTCCGACCTCCTGAACCTCCCCGAAGACGGCCAGCAGATGACGGCGCGCGAGGTGATGATCCGCCACGAGCGTATGCAGCAGGCCCTTGGTCCGACCTTGGGGCGCCTCGAGGACGAACTGTTCAACCCGACGATCGAGCGGGTGTTCGGGATCATGATGCGCTCCGGCCGGCTGGCGCCCCCGCCTCGGGAACTCGTCGATGTGATGCAGAAGGGCGACGGAACGATCGATATCGAATACCAGGGGCCGCTTGCCCGGGCGCAGCGATCCTCTGACACGCTGGCGATCGAGCGGTGGACCGACTGGCGGGTAAAAATGGCGGTCGAAACGCAGGATATGTCCCTGCTCGACGTCATGGATATGGACGAGGCCGGCTGGCATTCCGCCGAGGTGACCGGCGTTCCGTCGAAGGTCATGCGGTCCAAGGACCAGGTCGGATCGATCCGGGACGGTCGTGCACAGGCGGCGGAAAAGCAGAAGGCGATCGAGGACCGGCTGGCCGGCGCCCAGGAGATGAAGGACAAGGCGCCGTACATGAAGGCGCTCTCCGAAGGTAAGCCCGGGATCCAACGTCCCCAGGCGATCCCTGAGATGGCCTCTGACGGGATGATGTAGTGGACCCGCGGCTGCAGGAAGAGATCGACCGGCAGGAGCAGGCGAACAGGGAGGCCGCCGAGGCTGCGCTGGTGAAGGAGACCCGGCGGGCGTACCTCACGGTGTTTTCCGGCGACGCCGGCCGGAAGGTCCTCGCGGATCTCCGCCAGGCTTTTTACGATCGGTCGTCGGTCGTCCCGGGCGATCCGTACGGAACGCACGTGGCCGAGGGGGAGCGCGCGGTTGTGTTGCGCATCCTCACGATCCTGGCCGAGGAATCGGACGCCCCGAAGGAATCACAGCCGGAGGCGGAAACATAGCATCCATCAACCGGGCAACCCCCTCGAGGGGTCCGGACGGAGGTGGTCCATGTGGTTGAAGCGGATGTTGGGAATCGGGCTATTCGAAGGTGAAGCGCCTGGCGGGGGAGGCGGAGGGCCAGCCCCCGGAGCACCTGGGGCGCCAGCCCCTCCCGGGGCGCCTGGCACCCCCCCAGGAACGCCGCCTGGTACGCCTCCGGGCGCACCCCCGGCGCCGATCGCCAATCCGTACCCGCCGACCGACTGGCGGTACGGAGTGTTCCCCTCCCTGGCCGGGGACGAGAAGGCGCTGAAGGTCCTCGACAAGTTCAAGGAGCAGACGGCGTTCGTAAAGAGCCACGCCGAGCTCGAGTCGTTCCAGGGGTCGTCGGTCCGGATCCCGAAGGACGACGCGAAGCCCGAAGAGTGGACCGCGTATTACGGGAAGCTCGGCCGGCCGGCGTCGCCGCAGGAGTACAAGTTCGAGCGCCCGAAGCTGCCCGAGGGCGTATCGATGGATCCGGAAGTCGAGTCGTTCCTCCTAAACTCCGCCTTCGAGGCGGGGGCCAACAACCGGCAGGCCCAGGTCCTCTTCCAGAATGCCGCGAAGATGGCGATCGCCGAGCACGAGCGGGTTCTTGCCGATCGCGGGAAGGCCCAGGTGGTTCTCAAGGGGAAGTGGGGCATGGAATATGACCGCCGCGTCGCCCTGGCGAAGTCCGCGGTGAACTTCCATCCCCCGGACGTCATCGAGGCGTTCAACTCGCTGAAATTGGCGGACGGATCGCTTCTCGGGAACCACCCCGTAATCCTCGAACTGCTTTACGCAGACGGCCTGGCGAAGCAGGAGGCCGGGTGGATGGTCGGAGAGGTGGACGGCATCACGACGGCGGACGCCGCGAAGGTAGAGGTGCAGAAGCTCATGGCGAATCCCGCGTACTTCGACAAGAGCAAGCCGGAACACGCGGAGATCGTGGCGAAGGTCAACAAGCTGCAGCAGCTTCGATTCCCGGGGTCGCCGCAGCAGTCCTGATCGACAGTCCCGCGGGGAACCCGAGAGGGTCCGCGGCGGTTTTCCGAGGGGGTTTCACGCGCAAACCTCCTCACCCTTTTTTCCGGGCAACCCTGCACGGGTCCGGGCCTTGGCGACAAGGCCACGGGCAGGTCCGCGCTCCGCGGGCAACCTCCCAGGCCGAAGGAAGTGAACGCTCCACCACTTCGGAAGGAGGATTCAACCGATGGCAGGCGAAATCACCAATTGGCAGATTCAGGCTTACAAGGAGGGCGTCCTCCTGGCCGTCCAGCAGCGCCGGTCCAAGCTGCGCGCGGCCGTCCGCGACGACGGGAAGCTCGTCGGCAAGCGGGTGTTCTTCGGTCTCCTGGCGGCGACGTCGATGCAGAAGCGCACCGTCCGCAACCAGCCCACCGTCCTCACCGACCAGACTCACAACCGCCGGGCGGGATCGATGGATCTCTACGACCTGTTCATGACGGTCGACCCCATCGACGTCCACCGGATCGGTTCCGACCCCACCTCCTCGTACCAGCAGAACGGCGTCATGGCCTGCGAGCGGCAGATCGACGACGTGATCCTCGCCGGGATGCTCGGGACCGCGTACGAGGGCGAGGACGGCGCGACGCTCGTCGCCTTCAACGCCGGCGGCAGCGCGCTGGTCGTCAACGGCGGCACCGGCCTGACCCTCGACAAGATCCTCGAAGTCGGGGAGCTTTACGAGTCGATGGACCTGCCCGACGACGAGCCGAAGTATTGGGCGTACGGCGCGTCGCAGCGGACCGATCTCCTGAACATCAACGAGATCAAGTCCAACGACTACAACAACAAGGCTCTCGTCGACGGGAAGGTGGTCTACTTCGGCGGGTTCAACTTCCTGCCGTTCCAGCGCCTGGGCATCCCCGCGGGCGCGGGCATCCGGCGCAACGTCACGTGGGCGAAGAGCGGCGTGGGGTTCTTCCTGGGCCAGAACATGGAAGTCAAGATCAACGAGCGGGCCGACCTCTCCAACGTCAAGCAGATCGGCATCACGATCGACTGCGGCGCCGTGCGCGTCGAGGACGAGAAGGTGATCGCGGTCGACTGCGTCGAGTAATTCAACCTCCGCCAAGAAAGAGAGGAGATAGCGATGAGTCAGTATTCGGATGAGGCAAACAACGAAAATGCGGTCCCGGCGGTTCCGAACATCCCGAGCACTCACGGAGTGCGGCGGATCAAAAGCTGCAGCGGGACGATCGTCACCGCGGGGGGGCTTGCGGTCGGCGCGAAGATCTACCTGTTCACCCTCCCCAAGGGCGCGCGCCTGAAGGGCGGGAACTGGGGCAACGACGCGGCCTTCTCCGGGGCCGGCGTCACCCTCAACATCGGGTGGGCGGACGCCGAGGAAGCCCTCGCGTCCGGCCTCGACTGCGCGAGCCTGAACCTGACGGCGATCGGAAAGACGAAGGCCCTCAACTACGACGCGGTCCTCTCCGCGGCCAAGGATGTTTATGCGGTCGTGGTCGGGGACGTGATCGTCAACGGCGGGATCTTCCACTGCGACATGGACTATGTGATGTAACCCCTGACGGGGCCGCCTTCGGGCGGCCCTTTTTCATTTCCAGGAGGAAAACGCTATGCGGAAATTCATGGCAAAGCTGATCTTTGTCTCCACGATCGCGCTGGCCCTGATGATCGGGGCCGCGCAGTTCGGTATCGCGGGCGAGCCGGACATGGTCCAGTCCTCGCTGATGACCGGCGGGGTGGTGACCGACAACACGCACTCGGTCGGGATCCGGCTTCCTCGGGGGATCACGTCTCTGACGGTCGTCTGCCCAACGATCACCTCCTCCACGATCGCAGTGGAAGTGAGCGCGGACAATTCGACCTACTTCACCCACATGGCCTACAACAACGGAACGAACGTGATCGCGGCGATTTCCGCCGCGGGAACGGCGGCCAAGGTGGTCGAGTTCCCGGGGAACTTCGCGGCGTGGCGGTATGTCCGGGTCGTTGCGGGAACCGCACAGGCCGCCGATCGAACCTTCACCTTCTATGGGACCAAGCTGCCTCATTAACCCGGGGGGGGCCGAAAGGCCCCCTCTCCCGGAGGACCCATGTACGCATCCGTCACGGAAATCGCCAGCGCGGCGCTGCTCTCCCTGGGGCAGGACGCGATCAACTCGATCGACGACGCCAACGACCGCGCGCGGCTCGCGAAGGGCCTCTGGCCGATGGTCCTGGACGACGAGCTTTCCCTCCACCGCTGGAAGGTCGCCCGGAAGCGGGCCTCGCTTGCGCGCCTCGCCGAGGCGCCGGCCTTCGAGTGGGCGTATCAGTATCAGCTTCCGGTCGACTGCCTGCGCGTCCTGTCGATCGCCAACGACGTCGACTACGAGATCGAGGGCAACCTCCTACTCACGAACAACACCTCCGCGGACATCATCTACCTGTGGCGGAATCCGAGCGTCGGGGCGTACGGCCCGGGGCTGACCTCCGCGCTCGTCGCCCGGCTGGCGGCGGAGCTTGCCATGCCGATCACGAAGAAGGAATCGGTCGTCAAGGCGGCCTGGGCTGCGTATTGGGGAAAGGTCGCGCAGTCCATCGCGGCGGACGGACAGCAGGGAACGCCCGTGGCGCTCGAGGACCGCACCCTCGTGGACGCGGGGAAGTAACCGGATGCCTCAATACCCCGTACAGACGTCCTTCAACGGCGGAGAGTGGTCTCCGCTCATGGCCGGACGCTTCGACCTGGCGCAGTTCAAGAATAGCTGCAGGACCCTGAAGAACATGATTGCGCTGCCCCAGGGGCCGGCGACGCGCCGAGGGGCGCTGCGGTACGTCGAGCCGAGCAAGGATCACACACACCGGTCCCGGCTGCTGCGGTTTGAATTCGGCGTCGAGCAGGCGTACGCCCTGGAATTCGGACACCTCTACGTCCGGTTTTTCGCCAACGGGGCGATCATCGAGAGCGGCGGAGTGCCGGTGGAGGTGGCGACGCCGTACACGGAGGCGGACCTCCGGTCCCTGCGCGTCACGCAATCGGCCGACGTGTTTTACATCTTCCACAAATC